ATAATTCATATGTGCATCAGTATGATGCTTAGAATGTTTTTCTAATAAATCTTTTTGTTTAGTAGTTAATTTCATTTTTTCTTTTTCTTCTTCTTTGAACGTAATTTTTTAAGATCAGCAGCCGTAATCTTATCTCTAGGAGGTGCAACAGCAGCTAATTTCCTTTGTTTTGCAGAATAAGAACCTTTAGGCATGATTTTTCCTAGATAACTCCATGTTACCGCTTTCCTTAAGATTTTACACTTATTTCTTCTTCTTTTTACGTCTATGTTGATAATTTATTTTTTTACTACTTGTTTTTTCACGTTTAAATCTTGCTTTTTCTGCTGCGGTCATCTCCCCAACAGTCTTAGGTGTCTTACTTGATACACGTTTACTAGGTCTACAAGCTGGATAGCCTCGTTTTTCGCCTTTTTTACGGCCACAAGGCTTACCAGTTTTTACATCAACCCAATTTTCTTCAAACCAACGGGTTAAACCACCCTTTGCTCTTGGATTTGGGCTACTTTTTGCCACGTTTTTTCTCCACTCGGTAAGTACCGCCACGTTTTTTGTACTCTCGTACAAGCCACGCATTAGCATAAGCACTAGGATATACCTTGAACTTACGCTTGGCTTCGGCTTTTACTCTAGCGTAAAGAGTTTTATTTACAGGAACATTCACTACGTTTTTTACCTCCCTTCTTTTTCTTCTTCTTTTTCTTAGTCGTAGAATGGTACATAGTAAGAATTAGGTAGTTCTTAATATATTCTAAACGCAGTCTGACCTAATGTCTCTGGTTTTACCAAATTAAATTGCTGCAAACATAAATAACCAAAAGCATCAAAAGCATGATCAACTCCCAGATTTTTATTAGGAAGTCCAGTATTCGGTGCATATGTAAGAGTTCTTAAAGCTTTTATCAATTCTTTACATCTAGGATGAATTAATGTCCTTCTTTCTCCATTTGCATCTAACAAAGCAGTATTAACAGCAGTTATCTTATCTCTTATCTTCCAGGGAGATTTAGGACTCATAACAGTAAAACCACTACGTCTGAGAATATTATGATCTGTTACACCAACTCCACTAGTTTTTCTTGCACTACCAGTGGGGTCAGGACAGGCAATAATTCTTCGATCCACCCCATACCTTCTCACAACTTCTTCCGTGAAATCCCAAGTGGTAGCACCTCCTGTCAGCATGATCTCATCAAAGACATATAGTGTATTATTATGCTTCACAGCACAAATTCCAGCCATAGGGTCAACGTTAAAGTCCAGCCCCAACAACAGTGGCAGCATATGTAAATCAGCTACTTCCTTATCAATATTTTCATCAGCAAAGCTAACAGCAACCAAACCAGTAAGATTTTCAAAACTGGCTTCAAATTCCTGTCTAAATGTTCTTGGGTCTAACTGACTCTTAGCAGCCTCTACTTCCTCTTCCTTTACATTACCTCCTTCAATAGTCGTAAAGCTCCATCTCTGCCAATCATCCCATTCCTGTTCACCACAAAAGCACCACATATCATAAAACCAGCTTGCAGTGCCATCAGGAGTACTGATAAACAATGCCCAACCCTGTTTATCGGCCAATGCAGGTCTAATAACTTCAGCCCACACATCTCGCTCCATAAACGCAGCTTCATCCAATACAACACCAGCTAAACTTCTTCCCCTCAATGCCATCGCATTTTCAGTTCCCTTTAACTCAATACTCGACCCATTTATCAAATCCAACCTTAAATCTGTCTCATTCTTAGCCTGTATCCAAGTTTTAGGTACTAATCTCTTCAATTCCTTCCACGCAATATCCTTTGCCATCCTATAAGTAGGAGCACAATAGAAATAAACCTCTCCAGGTCTATTGATTGCACCCCTAAGTAGCTCGATACAGGATAAATATGACTTCCCAAACCTTCTCCCAGCCACCAATAACCTAAATCTTTTATCACTATTGAACACCTCCCCCTGTGCATATCGTAAACTTACCTCATTCAAGCTCATAAATCTCTTTTTTTACAATCTTACCCCCCCTTTATAGCCTATTTCACGTTTTTTAGGTTATTATTCGATTATTAACCCCTAAAAGACTAAGTCCGTGGCTGAATCTTTCATTAACAACTTAAATTACGACCTTCCAGCTCCTCAACGTAAACCCAGAGTACAAAAGTACACAGGAGGCTCTAACTCAAGAGCAGTTATAGAAGCTCGTTGTCAACGTCTATACTCTCGTCAGCTAGAAGGTAAAACTACTCGTCAACTAGTAATAGAACATTCTAAAAGAGAAAATATCTCAGAACCCACAGGCTGGGCTGACTGGAAGAAAGTTAAAGAATGGAATGATCAAGATTGGCTTAAAGAAAGAGATAAAATGATTCCTCGCTTACAAGCCATGAGAATGCGTCTTTTCAACAAGGCCATAGCAAAAGGTCAACTTCAAACAGCAGCACAAATCCTAGACTCGCTAGGCAAGGTCGTAGGTGAATCCGTAGAAACAGTTAACATACAAGCTCCAGAACTCTCCATTCGTGTAGAACCAAAGCAATAAAGATTTACAGAATATATTTAGGTTACCCGTATACCCAGGTAAATAAAATATTTTTTACTACCTAGCCCCTACCTATAGCAGAAGTTAAAATTAAATTTTTTTGATAAATAATTTTAATTGTTTCTCTCCGTGGTACTCTCCGTTTTTGCTTCCTACTAATTCGTATCCTTTCGGCATAGCTAGCAACCATTTTTGAAATTCTTTAGTCATGTTTAATTAATTTATTAACTATATATATAATATCATATTGTTGTTAATTTGCATAACTTTATGTTAATATAGTAATAAGAAATACTAGTAATAGTACTTTCTTAATTTTGATAAATTATTTTATTTATCTTTCTTTAGGATAACTAAATTATCAAAATTTATTATTTCTTAGAACTAATAAAACTAAGAATAAAAAAATTATCCAAAACTCATTTAATTAAAATCATGAGAACATCACTAATGCTAATTTGTTTTTTAATTCTTACTTGGCAAGGATTAACAATTACAAATACTTTGAAAACAAGATTAGAAGAAAGAACAAACCAAGTACAAACATTAATTAATCAAATCTAATTATGAAGTATTTAAACTCTGAAGAATACAATACAATTCTTTTGGCTATTACTCAAACAAGAGAATATCAAATAAAAAGTATTGGAAGTAAAAAAGAATTTTACGAAACTTTATTTGAAAAATTATTTACTATTCAAGAATCAGATTTATTAAAAAACGAATCTGTAAATCATCCAATAAGTAAGACTTAATTGTCTTACTTTTTTTTACTCACTTTATTAATTTTAAAACTATGTATACAGTATTTGTTAGAAATTGGTTTAAATATAATCCAAGTGTAATTAATGAACTTGATAGTTCGCTTAATGGATTAGAACCAAATCCAACCGCTAGAAAATATAAACTAGCTACTTTTGAAACTGAAAAAGAATGTATAGAATATTGCAAGGAATATAATAGAACACATAAGCAAGGAAGATTAAGACGAAAAGCAGAATTTACAAAATACTATTAAAAATATTTTCTTAAAGCTATCTATTGTAGATAGTTTTAAAAAACTATTTTTTATAAATAGTTTTAAATCCAAATTAATTTAATTAAACCTATGAAAAAAATTACTTTTGAAGAATGGAAAAAACATTATTATGATGTTCCATTTATAAAAGAGAATTATGATTTATTGGAGTCTATGGAAGTTCCAATTGATTGTATTGACCCAAGTATTAATAACAAACATATAGATACTATTGTTCCAAGTAAAGAAACAACATCAACTAAATTTATAAGAGTTTTTACTTTTGGAAGTTGGTATGAAATTTTAGAGAATGGGGATCATTATTTTTTCCATCCTTATTTATATCCTAACGATTATGATTATATCGGTAAGGATGAAAAGGAGATTGAAAAGAATTTAAAAGATTTATACGGATATGTAATATCAAGTAACCTTTATAAAAAAAACAATTTATTTAATTAAAACAATGAAAACTAAAAACACTTATGTATCTTTTCAAGAATGGAGAAAAGATTTTTTTGAAGTTGAGAAAAAAGATTTATTTAAAAAAGATGAATTATATGAAATTTCTGATAAATGGGGAGTATCTCAAGAAATGTTATTTGAAGATACTAAGACAATAAGAATATATAAAAAGGGGGGATATTTAGAAATTCTAAATAATGGATTATTTACAGTTGGATTAGAAAGAACTATTTACGAAAATAAAGAATTAGAACCAATAGAGAAAGAATTATATAAATGGTGTAATGGAGAATTATTTAATTTATATAATGGATATGCAAGTGAAACAAATAATATTGCTAACAAGATATTACAAGAATGCGAAAAAGATACAGATTATTTATTTGAGATAGTTCATGAATATCTTCAATTATTGGAAGATACACCTATAGGATTAAAAGGAATAAAAGAAACTTTAGAAGAAAGAAACAGTTTTGAAAAAATTTATGAAAGTAAAAGTAAATGTGAATTAGAAGATGTAACCGATGAATTCTATGATGAAAAAGGAGAATTAAAACAATGAATAAAGAATATAAACACCATAACCCTAAATTATATATTCCTTTAATGAAGGAACTATTAAAAAGTTTAGGTAATGATTGGTATGATTCAAGTTATGGAAATGATTTAGTCGCTAGTATTAGTAGAAATATTAATGACAATCATGTTATGACGATTTACTTTCCTAATAGTAAAAAAAGTGATGTAGAAAATGAAATATTTAATACATTTGAAATATGTATAAATGTTTTTAAAAGTTGTGATTCTATAAGTTGTGAAAGTGTAGGAGAAGTTATAAAAAGAATTACACAAATAGAAGAAGAATAAAAAAAATAATAATAGTTCCTTAAAGGGATATTATTAATATCCTTTTATGAAACTATTTTAGTTTCAAATATCCTGGATATCTTAAAGGCCGTTAAAGGCGTTTAGGGTTAAAGGCCGTAAACACTTTATTTAATTAATTATGAATTCAAAATTATTAAATTATGTTGATGATCTTGTAAAAGATCGATTAACACTATTGGAAGAAAGAAAAATTGATTCTTCCTGGAAAAATGAAAATGAAGACTTAAAGGCAAGTACTGAAGAAGAAATTAAGTTATGTAATGAATTTCTAAATGAGTCTTTAAAACTACAAAACGTAGGAGATATTTAAAAATGAATTATGAAATATTATCTTTAAATTTAAATTATAAATATAATATGGCATCCCCATATATAAAATATAATTTTAAAGAAAAATTAGAATTAGTTAATGAAATTAAATCTATTGTTTGGATAGCTAAAGATGTAAAAGATTTAATAAACCAGATAGAAGAATATAAAGGATATGAAGTTATAAATATAAAATATAAAAGTAATTGATATTAATATATATCAAATATATGTTAAAATAAATAAAAGAAGTGTAAAAACTTCTTATTTAAATTCACACTTATTTAATTAAAAAATGAACTTACTTAAATTTAGTAAGGGAAATAAAAAGTTATCTAAAGATACTTTAATATTATCCTTGCCTGCTGGTTTGACGTGTCCAGGAAGTAACAATTGTAAAGCATGGGTTACTTTGAAAGATGATAAGAGAGTATTAAACAGAGGTAATGAAACTATTTTTACTTGCTTTGCAGCAAGTGAAGAATTAAGATACCCGAATGTTTTTAAATCAAGGAAATATAACTATGATTTAATCAATAGTTATGTTATTAAAAAAGATTTAAACGGGTTAACTGATTTAATTAATCGATCTATTCAAGCTAATAGAAAAAATATTACAAAGGTTAGAATTCATGAGTCTGGAGACTTTTTTAATATTCTCTATCTTAAAGCTTGGTTAAATGTAGTTAAGTTGAATAAAGATTTAAAATTTTATTGTTATAGTAAGAGTCTTAATTTTTTCTTGGAAGTATTACTACCAAATAATTTTTATATGGTAGCTAGTTATGGATCAAGATTTGATTACTTGATAGATCAAGGTTATTTTACAAAATATTCAAAAGTTGTATTTAGTGAAGAAGAGGCAAAGAAACTTAATTTAGAAATTGATAAAGATGACAGTTTATGCTTTGGAAATAAACCTTTTGCATTACTTTTACATGGGTTACAAGAAAAAGGATCAAAAGCTAGTGAAGCTTTAAAAGAGATAAAAAGAAATAAAAAATTAGTTAGTGCTTAGATCTTAAGTAATTAATCAAAAGTAAGTTAACCAGAATATCTAAATTTTTATCATTAGATGAAAGTTTATTTATCCTGGTTAAATGCTTTTTAAGCTCATCATTAGTAGTGATGTTGTGATCATGAATGAAGTTTTTAATCTGTGACATCTTAAAGGCAAAAATTTGTTTTTAGTATACTAATATGATATCATATTTACATAACCTTATATCATTTAATTATGAATGAAAACAAATTAAACGAAACAAAACCAATTATTTGGTTTAAAAATGGAGAGTCAACAAGACAACTACCAGCTGAATGTATAGCAGATTGTAGCGGGTCAGGCGATCATACTAACAATGTTATAGCGTGGGTTGAAAGACTAAATTTTGATGGTCCTGTAGATCAATTTAAAGAACATCTTGAACAATACGGATGTTGGGATGATAAACAATTAAAAGACCATTACGAAAACAGATTAAGAGTTTTATGGTTATGGGCTTGCGATTGTAGTGAGAATCCAGGAAGTTACGATTATTTGTATTTAGGAGCTTAGATAAATGAAAGATACACAAACTCATTTAATCGTTATGCAACATCGATTAAGCGAATTAATGCCTGAATATCAGGTTACGATTATTAGATTAATTAATCATTTAGCGTCATGGAATGATACCTATAGAGAACACGCTATGAAAAGGATTGAAAAGATAGCTAATGAAAATCCCTATGTTGATGATATAGAGGGATTTGAAAAGCTTTTATATATTGAAGAAACCTGCCCAGAGGATGATTAGATGGTAAGAGAAAATCCTAATAAAGAAAGTTGTTACGAGAGAATAAAAGAACTTATTAAAGAAAAAAAGTCTCGTAATCAAGTGATTCAACAATGTCAGAAAGAGTTTATTGATGTTCATAAAACTACTTTCTACACCTGGTATGATGATGTTATCAATGAAGAAGATATTAGGAGCTGGGAAGAAGATAATAAAAAAGAATTTATCAGCGATTATCAAATTAAATATAATTTAGGTCAGAAAATGTTTTATAGAAATAAAAATATGTATGAGAATTTATGTATTAAGTATGAAAATAATGAAGATGATGAAACATTGGAGAAGATAGAGAAATATGAAGATAGACTTAAATACTTCCTTAAAAAATAATCAAACACTAAAATTCGCTAACAAAAATGATTGACAATCCACTAGAACAACAAACTTTAGAAACTCTTGATAGTCTCTACATTAATGAAAAATTTGAAGAGCATTGTTCTGATGCTGCTAAAGAATTAGCTAAAGATAATAATCTTAATCCAGATTATTATGAACCTTTCATAGAATTCTACATTGAAGAATGTAGGGAATCTGATAGAGGTTATTTTTTCGGTAATCAAAAATATATTATTGATCTCTGGTGGGATCATAATAAAGATTTATATGAAACTAAAACACCTTATATGGAGATTAAAAAATGAGTACCAGATCACAAAGACTCGCAAATGTTGAAAAAGCAAAGCACGATTTAGATATGCTTGAAAAAGAATACAAACCAACATTAAAAGATGCTGTTATGGCACTAAGAGTTTTAAAAGCAACCATTAATATTAGAAATGGTACTAAAGAAGATTTTGATATTAATGAAGATGATATTAGAGTTTGTGATGCAGCTTTTGATTGCATAATGGAAGACATTCATTTCGACTGCTATTTGGAGGATTCAAAATGACTGAATTCGTACCTATTACACGTTATTCCAGATGTAAAAGATATTCTGGAGCAATAATTAAATGTCCAGAATGTAATGCTCTAGGAAAGGTTTATCATCTTTCCTGGAGTTATATAAGATGTCAAACCTGTAAGAAAGCTATTGATAAGTTTGATTGGTTAATAGAAAAAGGTAAATATTCTAAACTTTAGGCTTTCTTTTCCAAGTATTCCTTAACTGCCATTCTTACATGATAAGCAATAGGTATACCTAATTCACTTCTTTTTTTTAACTCTTCATACTGATCAGGAGCGAATTGACACATATACCTGACGTAATCGTTTTTAGTTCTTGCCATAAATAATAAATGATATGAGATATATATAACATAATATAAAAAGACTATCAAGTATAAACCTGATAGCCTAGGAGGTATTTTAATGGAACGTCATCCGTGTTAGATAACTAATTGCTTATGAAAGGGTTAATTACGCCATGAAATAAGCGTTGACTCCCCAAACATCCTCGATGGGAACTCATATACATCTTTGAGTAGAAATTACGAAAGTTATTTAGAGTCATCAATAACATTTCTATCAAAGGAGCAGCAACTGTTTATATTATATATCAGATTTTTGATATGAATGCAAATATATATGACATATTAATATATCATTAAAGGCAAATTAAAGAAAAAGAAAAGAACCAAAAGAAAAAGAATATATATAAAAGTAAGTATATTTATTAAATATATATAATTAATAATAATAATATTATATATATAATAATAATATATATATACATATAAGGATATAGAAAAGAATTTTTATAATTTCTCCTTGACAAATAAATAAGTATCATCTACTGTCAGTAACAAACACATAATTATCAATGGAAAAGACAAAGGTTTGCATCTGGCTTGATCCTGACCTACATCAATTCTTGGATGAAACAAAGGGAGAAGAATTAAAAATCCCACAATACATTCGTTTGATCCTTAAGCAGAAAATGAAAACTGCTGCAAAAAGAAAACCAAAAGCCATTACAGATGGATCAGATCCTTTTGCATCTTCAGTAATCTCAGTAAACATGATTCCAGGTGATCTTAAGGAATATGCTGATCTGATTGTTGAATGGTGGGCAATAAGACATCGAAATAAGGCAACTTGTTCTACAAGCGTTTCTGAGAGGATTTTTAAGAAGTTACGAACATTTCCACCTCAAGGCAAGAAAAATGCTCTTGAAAAGGCAATAGCAGGGGGATGGAAGGATATCTATGAGATAAAGGAATCTAAATTTACAGAAGAACTAAAAAATAATCACCCTGCATCAAGAGTATTTACAGCAAAGGGAGGTTTTGAATCATGAAGGATTTTTTATTTAATGGCAACAAAGAGTTGAGAAAGGCTTGGGAAGAAGCAGATGCTCAAGGTAAAAGAGAACTTGAAGAAATTGATGATTTTATTACAAGTCAACCAAAAGATTGGAAAGACCAATTTGTAAGTTTACCACCAGAAGAAACTGGTGCTTTTGTAATGAAATCAATGCAAGAGTATAAACATTTCTTAGAAGTTGCAAAAAAAGAAACTGATAAAGATCTTAGAGATAAATTATTATCTTGTACTCATGAAGAACGTAAAGGTTTTTATATTGCAGCAGCAGAAGAACAAAGAAGAATAATATTTCAAGAACCTTGGTTGTTAAGGAATTTTAGTTATGAAAATCGTATGTCTATACTTGCAGAATATACACCTGAACAACAAGCAAATATGAAAGCACGAATGGACTTGGAAGATGATTTCAGAAGAGAAAAAAGAGGAGGTTTTGGATAATGATGAATGCTTATGGTTTTGATAAAAAAATTCATTTCCCAGAAAATCCTTATGACGGATATATATATCTCGATCAGTATCAATGCTGTTGGGAATATTCTGAAGATACAGAAATGTGGACAAACCTAGATGCAACAAGTGGAGAAGATTAATGGAAAAAGCATTTGATCGCATTGCAGTAATGAAGATTCTTAAGAACGGAATTAAAAAAGGTTACTGGACATTAGAAGATTTAGACAAACCTAGTCCTCAATGGAAAGAAGTTGTTGATACCTGTAATGGGCATCCTTTATATGTCAAAGGTTATCAGGGTGTCAAGTTTGAAAATCTTGCTAGGGTTAAAGAACCCAAACCACCTCCAGCTGAAGAGAAAGTAGAACTAACAAATCCTAAAGACTATCCAACACATTTTTAATTAATCATGACCACCATCCAAAAACTTCCAAGACTTCCTATCTTCAGAGATGAAGCTACACATAAATATTTCTGTGAGAAGTCAAACAAATGGCTCAAGTATTCAACCACTATGGTTTGTAATGAGCTTGATGAAAAAGCAAAAGAAAGTATTGAACATACAAGACACATCTGGCAACCGAGAGGAGAAACTGTTCATAGTTGCTTAGAACAGAAGATGTTAGGTGCTGATGATATCGATATGGGCGAATATGAAGAGTGGGCTATTCCATTATTTGAGCTGGAACTGTTCACACATTTTGAACCTATGGGTGTCGAGTATATGATGAGCAATCCTGGTAAAGATGTAGGAGGTCAGCTTGATCTTATCGGTTACGATACGAAAGCTAAAAAAATCAGATTGATTGACCTCAAGACTAAAGGAGATACAAGATATGATTTTAAAAAAAGGACAGGTTGGAGAGAACCTTATAAAACAGATAAACAATTAGGTTGCTATATCGAAATGCTTAAGTTGAACTGTGATATCGAACCTGATATCTGCAATACGATTTGGGCATATAAAGGCAAGTGTATGCTGAACGAAGATCAGCCTGTGCAGAGATGCAAGGATGCATGGCAGGAGGCATGGGAAAAGTTTGAAGCTAAACAGGTAGTGTTTTGATATGAACTTACTATCTAGCACTACAGGATCAACTAATGAATTGATAGTTACTTCTGATGGAAAACTAGCTATCAATGGAGTTAGTTTTGGAGAGCAGGCAAAACCTTATGAAAGGTTGTTTGGTATGACAGAAGATGAAATATATAAAAAATTTGGATTAATTTTTAAACAAACAGATATTTATTGTAATGGAGAGCCTACATATGAAATTGAAAGTGATCATGAAGCTGAATTGTATTTAATCAAAAAAGGTTTTCTTAAATATGTAAAAGGTAAATCAAAATGGCATGATCAAGCTATGGATGAAGGTTGGAAGAATGGTTGGACTCCTAATCCTGATAGTGTTGTAGAAAAGAAAAAAGAATTAGGTCATGTATATTTCTTCAAAAGTGCTAATAGTCATAAAGTTGGATGTTCCTGTGAAAATAATATAAAAAACAGAGTAAGACAGCAATTACCTGATGAAGTGCTTGCAGTAAGTCCAGCAAGAAATGATTATAAAAAGCTAGAGAAGAAGATACATAAAATGTTTGCAAAGAACAGAGTTGCAAGATATGAAATATTTAATGATTTGACAGAAGATGAAGTGCAAAAGATAAAAAAAATGCTAGGAAATAAAATAGCTGTAGATATAAAACTAAGAGGACAAAAATGACAAAGGAGCAAAGAATAGAAGCTGCTCAGAAACGTATCGAGGAGCTAAGAAAACTTATCTCGGAGTGGACTAAAAGATGACTAAAAAAAACAATTTGCCAAATGTATGGAATCTAGCAAAACCAGATGATATCCCAGATGGAGATATGTGGATAGATCCTAATAGTAACGGCAATCCAAAAATCAGAAAAAATGGTAAATGGGAAGAAATACCAGATGAAGATATGGATTGGGGTAAAGGATGAGATATATACTTGATGTCTCAGGTAGAGATTTAGAGCTAATAAAAGCTTCAATTGTTAATTTTGAAAGATCATTAGAGTTGTCATCTCAAGGAGATTTTGAACATCTGATAGATGAACTTAATGATACATATTTAAGTCTCAAAAGACAGAAAAGCAAACAATTAAAGGCAAAACTAAGAAGAAAGTGGGGTGTTATCTCATGAAATGTTTTTATAAGGAACTTAATGAAAAAAGAAAGTTTTTTATTACTCAACTAAACAATAAATATGCAGCTTTGGAATGGGCTTGGTTTCAAAGAGAAATAACTGATGAAGAATATAATCTTAGAAGTAAAGAGCTAGATAAAAGAATCAAGGATTTACAAGGATGAACAAACAATTAGAATTAAATTTCAGTTCAACTATCGATCAAAGAGATAGTTTGAAAAAAAAGATAAAGGATAATATTGAAAACGCAAATTATACTTTAGATGAACTTGAAAGCATTCATAGACATATTTATGTAAGTACAGAAAAATCTAAACCCTTACAAAAAAGATCAGGCCATGTTTATTTTATTTATAAATATTCAGATCCTAAATGGTGTCAAATATTTAATTTAAATGTTAATGAACAAAATTCAAAAGTATATAAAATTGGCAAGAGTTGTACAACAAATGTTATCAACCGTGTTACAGAACAGATTGATATCACTAGATTTGATAGGTATAAAAGAATTCATAGACCTAAAGATAAAAATAAAAAAATCCTAGCAATATCGGAATTATTAGATTATGAAGTATATAGTAAATTAGAAAGAGATTTACATAAAAAATATTCTAAAAATCGATTAGGAAAAAGTGAAGATTTTTTAGGATTGACAAAAAATGAAGTAGAAGAAATAAAACAGATTCTTGGTGGTGCTATATCTGTTAAGGAGTTAAGACATTTATGAACGAAATAACAATAAGGGTAGTAGGAATCCCTGCTCCTCAAGGGTCTAAAACCTTAACAAGATATGGTGCGATGATCGAAGCATCAAAGAAAGTAAAGCCCTGGAGAAATGATGTTAAGGAAGCTGCACTCGAATGTTATTCAAGTGGAGCATTGAATATGCCAGTAAAGGCAGATATTGAATTTATTTTTCCTAGACCTAAATCACATTTTGGATCAGGAAAGAATGCAGAAGTATTAAAGGCTTCATCTCCTAAACATTGCATCAGTAGAGGTAATGGAGATATTGATAAGTTGGCAAGATCCACTTTGGATGGATTGTCTGTTAGTGCGGGAGGAAGCGTATTAGAAGATGATTCTCTTGTCGTTGAACTTAATACAAAGAAAAGATATGTAAATAAAGATGAATTGCCTGGTGCATATATTGCAATATCTTCTATTTGTGATTAGTATACTAATAGTATACTAATACTAATTAAACATGACCACCACAGAAGAACAACTTTGGCCTGACATCAATACAATTCCTAATTTAGGAGGGATCTTAACTACTGGAGATCTTTATAAAAAAGGAAAGTTTGACTACAGTGCCTGGGCTAAGACAGCACAGCGAATCAGAGAGAATGCACCTAACTGGTATTTCGCACTACAACCAAATTCTGAAGGAGACTTTGTTTGGAAGACTCCAAACAATACAGGTCTATTGATGGGTTATTTCCAAAACGTGATAACAGGGATCAAGCTTCCTCTATACCCTTATGCAATTACAGAAGGGCCAAATAAACCGATTGTTTATGAAAAAATATCTGCTAATGATATTCAGAATTCTCATCGAAGATGTTTATGTGCTTGTGCCTGTTATTCTTTTGGAGATGCTTTTGAACTTTGGGCAAGAGTCGAAGTCAAAGAAGAAGATCAAGAAAAGAAAGTAGAAGAAAAGAAAGGTATCTCAAGAACTCCTGATAAACCTAATCAACAACCCGAACCTGTTGAATCTATTGAAGATAAGAACTATGGTAAGCCTATAGCACAACCTGCTTTAGAAGCTGTCGTAGGCAAAATGATGAATCTTGCAGAAAAGTATCCTACTTTAAAAGATGGAGTTATAAATAAATTTAAAAAAAAGTATGGCATTACTACTGAAACAATTGGCCCTGCTGACATAAGAACTGCGGAACAAGGTCAGTTCCTTACACTTCTAATAAATGAAATTGATTCAACTCTATGACTCAGGAAGAAGCGGAATTTGCAGGGAAACAAGTTCTAGATCAACTTCACGAACGCAAGCTAGATCGCCATAAAGATTACAACAG